TTCGTGTTGTTTGTGTATTCAGGGTATGTTATTTCATTAAAAGACATAAAGTCAATAAATCTTCTAGAATACCACTCAGCATTAGTTCTAGCCTTTTCTGTTAGGTAATCTACTTCTTCTTTACTAACTGTATCTGAATTTTCTGATTTGTGTTTAAACATACCACCATTTCTAATTTGATAGGCAGCAAAAGGCAAATAATCAACTTGAGCAAACCATATTAGCATCGGTACTATATAGTCATCTAATAAAGTTTTCCATCTAGCATTAGCAGGTTGATCTATATTAGGAATTGCAGCAGTTAAGCCATCATATAATTTAGTTCCCATATAGTTCTGAACGTGAATTTCTTGTGCTAATTTTATAAACTGGATAAACTTGTCAGTATCGACATTTCCATCCATTATAGAATTTCTGATTAAGTCAGTACGATTTATAAAAAGTGTTGTTGCCATAGTTTATTTCTTTTTTTTCTTTTTACCAAAACCCATTTTATCCCAATATGCCTTTGTGTAACCTTTGTATTTCATATCTTTTGGTGCAACTGGTACTAATTGGTCATTTACAGGAAATTTAAACCCTAATGACTTTGCTTTAGTAGTTGTTACTAAAGATTTATCTCCATCTAAAGTCAGCATATATGTTTTTCTAAACCATTTGTGTTGGCATCTTGCACCACCTTTATATAACCATATAGAATATGTACCACCTGGATTTTTTTTACCACCTTTTTGAAATCCTGGATTAACTTGTTGTTTACCCATTTTAATGATGTCTTCTTTTCTGTATATTCTTTTGGCTCTAACCATTGCTCTACAAAATTTTCTACCATCATCTTCAACTTTTAATGGTGCATATTGGTATCTTACCATAAATTTTTGTAATCCAGTTTGTTTAGTAACTCCATCTTGTGCAGATTTTCTATCAGGAAATGCCTGTCCTGTTCTTACTAAATTTACTATTTTACTAAGTGTAGATTGTTTAGGTTTTTCTTCATTTAATTCTTTGATTAATTCATCTTGAATTTCATCATTTTCATAATCAACTTCAGAAACATCAATTAATTCATAATCTTCTAGAAGATCAGCTTCATCTTGTCCATATTCTGACAATTGGTCTGTTAGTTCTTGCAATTCATTTTCTTCAGTTAATTTCATTTCAGACAATGGAACACAATTAGGCACTTCTTTACCATCTTTTATTTTAGTTCCTATTTGCTCATATCCATCCCAACAAGGTGCTTTAAGTTCTGTGTGTGTTTCACAAGGCATATAATAAACAACACCTTCTACTTCGTGTTCGTGATAGCCACCACATCCTTTTTCTTCTGCTACTTTTATAGCTTCTTCTTTTGTGTCATAAGCCTTTTGACCATCAATCATTTTAAGTTCTACCTTATTAAATTCATAGCCAGTTTCTTCTTCAATATCTTCCTTGTCTTGTATTGAACTATCAACCTCTGTAAATTCTAGTGGCTGTAAGGTCGTAAAGTAAAGGTTTAAGGCAATTTCATTGTATGCTAGTATTTGGTCAAAGGAATCTATTAAAAGTTCCTGAAAAGGTCTAATAACAGTATTATCCATTAATAGTGATGCAGTTTTTATTTCATCTGCATTATTACCTAAACCAGAACTGTCTTTTATTCCTAATAACATAGGACTAACTACTCTGTGTGCTACCATTATTTTTTTAGTAGCTTCTTCTGAAAGAAATTGATATTGATTATGTGCATCAGATAATTGAACAGGAGTAATTTCTGCCTGACTTTCTTTATTATCATTAAACGCAAGTATAAATTTACCTGCATTACTCGTTCCTGAAAACTTTTGTGCAATCTTTGTTTCTATTAATTTACGTTCTTCCTGATTTGGAGTACCATTATTAAAATTTATAAGCATTGAAGGTGCTAAACCATTCATAATGTTATTTAAATGATAATTAGATACTTCTTCTTCTAATTCTGCATATTGTAAACCACCTTGATAGTCCACAGGTGAATAATAATAAAAGCCAGATTTATAAGGTTTAATGTAATAAATCTCTATATTTTCATTAGACATACCAAAAGCAGGTATTCTTAGTGGAACATCACTTCTTTTTATGTTTGCCCAATCTTTAAAATAGTAATATGCAGGTACATCACCTTCATCATTGCATTTTTCTGCCCTTAAAGTTTCTATTGGCATATGTGCTAATTGTGCTATCTTTTTTCTGTCTTTAGTATATATGACTTGTATGGCACATTGACCCATTAATTTAAGATCATAACACAATTTTCTAACAACTTCTTTTTTAAATAAAGAAATCATTTGTGCATATTCATTTGGTTTTTTATTACCATTAGTTGCATTTAGTCCTTTACCATAAATAGCCTGACTTATGCCATTAATTGCTGCATTATTTGTTGGACTTCCATTATATCTATCAATTAAATACTGAAAATAGTTATTATCTGCTCCATATTCAATCCATTCTTTACCATTTACTTCTTTAATTTCTGGACTTGTGTAAGTGCTTAAATTTACAAAACCAAATTCCGATACTTTTGAAGCCTTTTTAAATTGACCCTTAGCATTTCTTAATCTTATTTTTTTCATATTACTATGTATGTATTATCATACCCATCGTATGTTATATATTGACCTTTATTTATTTCGTAATGGTCATTTTTATTCAATTGATCTACATCTTGATCTGTGCAGAATATTCTATCTTTGTAAATATCATCTATTTGTTCAGAATCTAAGTTCCATATTTGGTCATATAAATTCCAAAAACTATAATTTGTATTCCAATAATTGTAATCTATGTATAATCTTAAATCATAAAAATGATTTTCTACTAAGATAGGATTAAATGTTAAATTAAAGTTTAAATAATTGCCAGAAGTTACTGCTGATGTTATATCATAGTATTTTGTTACGTTAGTGCTATCATCTCTGATAGATACACTAAAAGCATCGGTGTATTCTCTAGGGATTACCGATAATGCTTGGGCAGTTGCTGATGTAGTTAATATAATCATTACTTATATAACGTAAAGATTTATCTAATTTGTACAATCATTTAGGCAAAAAAAAAGCACCCTATAATTAGAGTGCTTAATTTATAACTTAAAAACTATTATTATGCAGTTGGATCAATTTGTGTTGCATCTGGAGTAACTGCGTTATCTAAGAAATAAGGTGCAGTTTCTTCCATTCCTTCAAATGTTAATGTGAAACCACTTAAATCTCCTGCTGCTGCTCCTGTTACTACTGTACCACCTGTACAATCCATACCATTTTCAAATCCACATAGGAAATTGTTACCATAGTAATCTTCTACTACAATATAAGGTCTAGCTACTGCAAGAACTTGTAGTTCTGCTTGAGTTTTAGCATCTAAATAAGTTAATGTTAAATTTAATGTTTGAGTGTAAAAAGTAGTACCATTTTCTCTAGAACTTGTTACAGTTGTTTCTAAAGATGAATTACCTTTTACATCGTATTCGTACCAAGTTGGAGCAGGAGAACCATTTGTGATTGTTGCTTCTTTTGTTGTTGAATCTACTGCAATTGATGCAATAGTTCCATAATCAGCAAAGTAAACAGTTTTTATCCCACCAAAGGCACTTTTACAAGGTACTTTTCTACCTGTGTTTAGTGTACAAGCCATATTATTATATTTATTTTAAAAAAAAAGGGTAAGTAGATAATACTACCTACCCAATTTGTTGGTTAATTTATTACTATGCGTATTCAACTAAATCAGAAGCAATACCAAACTGAACTGCAGAAGTAAATCTCATTACCATTCTAACATTGTTTGATGCATCTAAGTCAGCCATATCTAAAACTTTCACTACGTTAGTGTCATTTAAGATTCCTGTTCCAAAGTATAAGTTGCTTCTTTGAGCAGCATACATTTTGTTAGGCGACATTCCTGGACAAACAAATACTTTAACACCATTAATTGTTAATGATCCGTTGTTCCACCATTGTGTTCCTTGTGCGTTTACACCATTTGCTCCTAATCCGTTAGCTGCAAATCCACCTAATGCTTGTACATAATATTTAGCTGCTGCCGAACCTATGTAAACAAACAAATCTTCTTTACCATATAAAGAACCTGGAATAGCATCTACTACTTTAGATAATTCTGCAATAATGTTACCTGCATTTAATCCACCACCTACTGCTGCTACTTGCTGTCCTGCAGGAATATCCCCTGCTCCTGCTGAAGCTGCAATTAGTTTTTCAAATCCATCAAAAGAATTAACTCCTGCTGCACCTGCAGTATCTCCTTGCCAAATACATATCTCAGTATTTTGTGCTACTTCTGCTGCTACGTGAGCAATCATAAAGTCAGAGAATTTTGGTGGTAAAGATTGACCTAAACCATATCCCATAGATTGTGCTTCCCAATCGTTTACGAAGTCATACTTACATAATGATAGGTTTACTTGTAACTCAACTGGTTGAATAATTCTTTCTGTAAGTGTTACAGATGAATTAGGTGTGAAATCACAACTAGCAGGACTAACTAAATCTCCTGTTGCTAATTTTTTAATTACTTCTTTGTAAGCAATATTTGCTTTTACTGTTAATCCCCCATCATCAATTGTAGATGCTGAAAGAAGTGCTGCAGCAATATATTCTCCTGCGAACTCACCTGCATAAGTAGTAGTGATATTTACAGCAGTTGCTAAATTTACATTTTTTAGATTACTCATTTTTTTTATTATTTATTTAATTTATTTAATACTCTATCTAGTGTCGTGTTAAACTTGCCTTTTGCAAATTGTACTTTATTTACTTTTTTATTTCCTGATTCAGGATTGTGTTTAATAGGCTTTACTGCAGCTTCAGATAATTCTTCTTTACTGAATTCTTCTTTTACTGTACGAGATTTTAATCCTTTAGATTCTTCACCCATTTCTTCTTTATCACTTAATTTAGATTTAAGATCAGAAATAGCATCTTCAAGATTTTGGATTCTTTTTTCCATTCCTTCCCAATCTCCTACATCAGCCATTTTCTTTTCTTCTTCTTCATAGTCATCTTCTTTTAAATCAGAAGTGATTTCTTCTCCATCTTCTCCTTCTTTCTGTGGAACTTCATCAGATACTTCTCTAACATCTCCAATAATTCCTTCTTCTTCGACAACTACTAATCTGCCATCTTCTAGGATATATTCTCCTACTGGCATTGCTACTTTTTCATCATCTGTTACTATAAAGATTTCTTTACCTTTTTCAAATGATTCAGCACTTACGATAGTGCCATTTTCTAACTTCATTTCCTCAAGTTTTACCTCGATGTTTAGAAGTGTTTTGATTTGATTTAACATTTCAGTTGATTTCATATTATTTATATAACGATTATTTAATTTAATTTTGCATTTTTAAGTAATTCTAGTAATAACACCAATACCTTGTGCGTGTACAGAACCATCACAACATTCTATTGAATATGTGTTGGAATCCCAACATAAACAGGCTCTAGAACTACCAGTAGGACTTGTTCTGCTAGGTATAAAAGGTTTTTTATTTCTTGTGTTACGCATTTATTAGAAATATATATTGTCG